GTTTATACACAAAGTACAATGGGCTCTGACCTTTCCCAACCTACGTCGACATCGCTGTTTCCAGCTACCTCTCGCTTCGTTCCTATTGCTAAAGAGTTTTTATGTACTGTGTTTGTGTTTTTCAATTGCTAACATTCAATCTATACCAACGGAGACCCCAAGTTTGTAGATAGGTCCATCAGTATGTACGTGTGCGCCTATACGGCAACTTTTTCCACGGCGGCATTATTAATCTGGCCCGCTAACCTTATGTGTTAGATTGGTTTGCCTAAGGTTTATAGTTTGATTTCGCCTGAATGATATCTTCTAAGTAGCTCGTTGTTTGCAGCATATTTCATATGTTTAGATTTTAAATTTAATCCTGCCCATACTAAATATTTTTCACTTAGTTTAGATATCTTAGTGCCTGTATGTTTGCCAGTAGGCCAAATGCCTTCTTTTAACAGTTTGTGTTGTGTTGCTACATCGGATTTATATTTGAAGTACTTGTCGGAACTTGCATTTGCTTCTTGTACTTGCGAACTTATTAGCTCACCTTTAATAGTATCAGCTCGTGCTTTTGTCCAATTTAGTCTTCGTCCCATGTTCTAACAATGCCTTTTTTAATTTATCGCTTCCGCCTACTCTAACATTAATGATACCGTTGTAGTAATCATCTGTTTCAAGTACTCTGCGATCAAACTGTTCTCTTGCCTCTATGTAGGACATTTCGCCCCTACCTTTACATAGGTATAGTATTTCTCTTGTAAACTTATCTGAGCCTAGTGCTGCTACGTCTGCGTTTAATCTATCACTGGATCCATAATAATCTCTCCAGTCGCTTTCTTTGTAGCCTCGTCTTTTATTTTTCTTGCCTTTGAGTGGTGGCTTAGTAGTTTTAAACTTTGCTAGTTTCTTGCCTATGTATTTTTGACCTGTAGTGGTGTTAGTAATAAGATAAACAAATCCTTCGTACTCATCTGGTATTTCATTAACTTGCTTACCGTTATATGTCCACTGCATCAATTATATATGTATGCCTGTAGATAGTTTGCCTAAGTTCTGGTTTCTCTTGTTGTGTTGTGATGAATATGTATTTCGTCTGCACGTTCTTTTGCTAACGAACGAATTTCGCGCAAGCATTTTCGTACTGCACGATGGGTACGTACACTATTTCTCTGTTCAAATTTTTCATTTGCTGTAAAATAATCTAAGTAGGCTTTTACTAACAAATCATGTTTATCATCTTCCATTATTCTACAACCTCTAAGTCATTTGCGTAACTTGTAAATCCATTTTCTTTTACAACTCTCAACACATGATTAACTCGTCCAATCAATTCGTCTTTGTGTGAAATAAGATAAATGTTTTTCTGTCTTTCTCGTGCCATCTTCTTTAAGACACTTAGTGAATTTTCTACACCAGCAGTGTCCATGCCACTATCAATTAATTCATCAATAAACAACAAATTAATATTTTGATACAAACTTTCCCAAACATCACGGAATGCAAAACTTAATCCTAAGATAAGTCTGTTACGTTCGCCTCTTGACAAGTTATCAAAGTCTAAATCTTGTCCTAGTTGTGTGATCTCAACGTTCAAATCGTTTTGGAATAGCACTTGATGTGGTAATCCTAGTTTGTCAAGATAGTATGTAAGTCTGTTGTTTAGATATGCTAAGTTTTGATCAATAATCTTCTTGCGAATAAAGCTATCTTTGTTTGTTAATAGTTTTAACAAGAACTCTTGATGTTCTTTTAAATTTGTAAGTTCGTTTACAGTGATCCAATTAATTTCTTGAATAGCAGTAGTAGTTAGTTCGTCAATTTGCGATTGGTATGGATCAGTTTCAACCTTCTTATCTTCGAGAGCCTTCTTCAAATTGTCTACATTGTTGCTATGGTCGTATGCTTCTTTAGCTGCGTCATAAAATGTAGTAGGCTTTCCGTTGATGTCACCGATCTCTTCCAGTGCCTTTATAACACCTTCAAGTTTACCAGCAACTTCAGTTTGGTAAGACATAGCATCAGCAAGTTCTTTGCCTTTACGTTCAGCAATCTCTGCTTTCTTGTCCGCATGTAGTTCTTGACCACATGTATAACAAGTTGCATCTTCTAGTTCAGAAATTTCTTTCTCTGCCTTCTCTACACTTTTAGTAGCACGTAGTAGTGCAGGCTCGAGTGTACCTAGTTCTTTTCTAAGTGCTAGTATGGCATTGTTGTGTTCGGTCCAGTTAGACAACTTTTCATGTGATTCAAGTTCAGTTTCGATGTCTAGATGCTCAAGTTCATCAATTGCACTAACAAGTTTGTCTTGGTCTTGCTTGTTCTTAGCAATCCATGCACGTTGTGTGCGCTTGAGTCCGTCGATACTACCTTCAATCTTTTCATTTGCAGTTTGAATAGCATTAATCTTTAGAGTCTCTTCAGTAATAGCATCTTTGCTCTGGCGAGTCTGCTCTTTAAGTGCATCAGCTTTCTCAGATAGTATAGTAATACCCAACAACTGCTCGATGATCTGTCTTTGATCGTTAACTCTCATACTTAAAAACGGTTCGGTATAGGTGTTTAGTGCAACAATATGCTTAAACATATCGTGACTCATACCTAACAGTGTGTTTACATCGTCTTGTGTCTGTCTACTGTCACCTTGCGACTCGTCTACTAATGCTTCTTGGTTGTTGATGTAGAATTTAAAGAAATTAGGACCACGTCCCCGCTCAATACGGTATTGATTGTTGTCTTTTTCAAATTGTAGTGTAACCAACATGCCTTTGCTGTTAGTTTTATTAATTAAGTTGTTAGCTCTAATATTTGTAAGGGCTTTTCCATACAATGCATAGGACAAAGCGTTGATAATAGTAGTTTTACCAGTGCCATTACGTGAACCACTATCATCACCACCTTGATCTAGGTTCTCACCTAGTACAAGTGTTAGTTGTTCACCTTCGAAGTCTACTGCTTGAGTCTGATTCCCCACACTCATAAAGTTTTTGACTGTTAAATCTTTAATTTTAATCATTTAATGTTCTAGTCCATTATAAATCTGTAACAACAAACTTTTATCAAAGTTAGTAGTGTCTAACTCTGAAATTTCATTGCTTACTATTTGGTCTACACTCTCAAACTGTGCAATATCAAGCTCTGTACTCATTTCTTCTAACTGCTTCTGTGGAATTAGTGTAATTTCACGACAGTTGTATTGAGTAATGAATGTTTCTTTGATAAAACTTGCTTCTTCGTAGCTGATAGGCAAGTCAAGCGTTACACGCAGGTACATTTTACTCTTAATAAAGGTATCTGCATTGTCGATTAGGTTGCTAAGTGTTACAGTCCGGTACTTAGGACAGTTGGGCCAGTTAATAAACTCCGGCTCCTTGTTATTTTCCTTATCAAGTATCATCATACCACGGTCATCATCACCTACATCAGCATAGTTGTGCGGAAATGCGTTACCAATGTAGTGGATAGCACCTTGCTTCTGTCTTTTATGAAAATGTCCACTAAAGACGTACTCTTGATGCTTAAAATGCTCGGGCTTTAGGTCACCATGGTCGGGCATTCTAACCAATGCGTTCATATAGAAGCTAGGAAGTTCAAAATGACCAAACAAATACTTTGTTTCGATGTCTTTCATCTTCTTCCACTCATCGCCAACAAGCCAAGGCACTAGTGCAACGTCATCTTCAATAAGAATTTCGTCTACAAACGTAATACCTGGAATGTGTTTTGCAAAAGCAGTACTATTAACGTCACGTTTGTCTTTATAATACAAGTCGTGGTTGCCATCAAAGAAGTAAAACTTCTCAAATGCTTTACCTAGCTTTTCCATGCTTCTAATTGTAGCATCCATAGTAGTAAGATTAAGACTATTTCTGTTATGATGCCAGTCTCCACAGAAGATACCAGTCTCGCAACCGGCAGCTTGTGCTTGTTCTATGTACCAATCAATAAATTCTTCGCAATCTTCGTTATGTACACGACTATTGCCCTTTAAACCAAAATGGATGTCCGTAAACACCGCAGCTTTCTTAAACAAAGAGTATCCTCCATATATACATGTAATAGTATATAGTAATTATTAACACCTGTCAACCTATTTTTTGGTATTTGTGTATGCAGTTGGTGCAGCATCTTCATTTCTTTTGACACTTGCTTCCCATTCGCCTTGATTTTGTCTTGTATAACTTGGGTTTAAGTCATTCATTTCTAAAATGTCGTCTCTAATGTTTTGATTGCGCTTCTCTATATTAATTACACGAACAAAACTGTTAGTAACTGCGGCTGTGTAGTATGCAAACGGATTATCTGACTTAGACTCATCAAACTGCAAACCAATCTGCGCCAGCTGTAGTATTGCTTGTCCTTTCATCTCGTCATTGTATGTGTAACCACGTACATTGCCTCTTGTTGCATAACGATCAACAAGTTTTAACCACATCATAGCAAGCTTATCGGTTGCTTTACCGTGTTGGTGACTAAAATGTCCGTTGTCCATGCCACCTACCCAGTGACTTTTGCCTACTAGTACAATTTCGCCATCTTCGTCGTACTTGTAATGCTTAAACGGCGGAAAAGGAAGTTTGACTCTCGTATCTGCAACTGTCTTTGGGTTCTTTTTACGTCCGGGCTCTTCTGGAATGTGATCAAATGTCATTACACGGAAGATTAATTCTTCTTTTGTAATTGCAGATGCAAGTGTTTCACATTCGGCTTGCTTAACTTTATGTCCTAAGCCTTTTCTACGTTCGTATTCAGCAGATGACATCTTTTTTGCCTTGTTGCGTTTTGCTTCAGCAACTGTTAAGCGATTAATTTTGTCTACACTTGGAAGGATAATGTCGTACTGACCAAACTCTGGTTCTAAATAACTGTTAAACTTATTTTTTGATTTGTGTATTTCTTTTAATATATCTTTATTGTTTAGATAATTCTTGGGGCGCATCAGTTTCTCCTATAGTTAACTTATATTATAAACTACTTACTTAATTTTGTCAACTAAATACTAGTAGGAGATCATAATAAAATGAGTATTTTTAGCGCCTTTAATCAACTGTCGAGTAAAATTAATAATGCCTTTAGTAATGTGTCATCAGTTTCTAGCACAATTAATAATTTTACATCAGGATTAAACAGAACAACTAGTTTAATAAAAAACTTTGATACGTCTGGTGGGTTTTCAAATACATTTGGACAAATTTCTAATATTGCAGGATCGATGAAAAATAATATAGGTCAAGTTGATAGTATTATTAGTAGAGGAGGCAATTTAGCACAAGCTGGCGCAGCACTTAGAATGATAGGAAATTCTGCACAACAAGTTGGTTACAATGCTGCTCCGCCAACTCGAACAATATCAAAGGCGATAATTTCTAGTAATATAACTGCTGCAAATGATGCTGATTGGCGTGTACGAATCTCTGTACCAACTATACTTTCGCAAGATAGCGTAGTTCTTGCTCCATTAGTAGGAACTAATAACTCAATGGTGTTTCCTTTTACTCCAACTGTGTTAGTAAGTAATAGTGCAAATTATTCTCAAGTACAACCTGTACATACAAACTTTCCTTATAATTCTTATGAGAACAGTCAAGTGGATGCTTTTACTATCACAGGTGAATTTGTTAATGAATCAACAGACGATGGACAATATTTTATAGCAGCATTACATTTCTTAAGGTCTGCAACTAAAATGTTCTATGGCGGCGATGACGCAACTACAGGATTGCCGCCTGTAGTTTGTAGATTGAGCGGATATGGACAACATGTTTTAAATGATATTCCGGTTGTAATAACTAACTTTACAACTGACTTACCTAATGACGTTGATTACATTAGATGTGTAGTAGATGGTAAAGAAAATTTTGTACCATCTATGGCAACAATAACAGTTACAGCTACTCCACAGTACGCCCGTAGATCACAAGCTAAATTTAGTTTAACTGATTTTTCAAAAGGCGGATTTGTTGGTAAACCTGAAGGATTTGTATAATGTCTAGTAAAACTTATGGCCCTTACAGCAAAACACCTATTAATACTGCTGGATATTTAGATATCTTTGTTCCTAGACCAGTTCCGGTTTCAGGAAATGACATATTATATGAAATAATTCCTGCATACACTTATAGGCCTGACTTATTAGCAAACGATCTATACGGTAAAAAAGAGCTTTGGTGGATATTTGCTCAACGCAATCCTGATGTTCTTAAAGATCCGGTATTTGATTTTATTTCTGGAACTAAAATTTATCTACCACAAGGTTCTAATCTTCAATCAATGATGGGAATTTAATATATGGCATTCAGTTTCTCAAAAATAACAAGTAGTGTATCTAAGGCAAACAGTGCAATAGCATCTATTAATTCTCTTACAAAATCAGCAAATTCTTCAGCAGCAAAGTTAAATAGAATTTCAACATCTGTAGGATCAGTAACTAATAGTATGAATAATATTAGAGGAGCAATAGGCTCTGACTTAGCTGCATTTGGCGCTACAGCTTCTGCTAAAGGGTTTAGTGCAGCAGCAGCAAAGATACCAGGGCAAGCATTTGATCCTGGAAAACTTGATAGTTTGATATCAAACACTGCTGATATCGGTAATGTTGCAGCAGTAGCAGGAGCAATATCACAACAAATTGAAGGTATTTCTAATTTAGGAAACACCAATATAAATAATGCGTTATCACAAGGTCTTCAATCTTCCATTGGAGGAAAATTTACAAGTGCTAATAATGCAATAGGGTCAATTAGTAATGTTTCGGGAACATTAAGCAAGGTATCTAGCCAGTTTAGTTCAAGTGTGTCTTCAATATCAGAAAAATCATCAATATTTAATGGATTTAATATTTCTGGATTAAGTTCAATAGTAAGTAGTTTTGCTGATTTTGGAAAATTATTAAATAATCCAATTTCGGTAATTGCTAAGGATATATCTCAATTAGTTGGCGCAGTGGGAGGACAGTTTGATGTAATCCGCCAGCTTAGTGAATCTGCTAAAGACATTAATCCAGTTGCAGATTTTTTAGATTTAAATTTTAAAACTCCGTGGGACTCGACAAATATTCCAGGAGGAGCAAATGTAGTTATTAATAATGGTTCAGCAGCAAGCAAAGTGCCAAATCCTTTAAGAGATCACAATCATTATAATTATATTATTACATTAGGAATTTTAGACAATGAAGAATTTAACTTTCCTAGTAAGTATAGGTCTTCCGACGGTTTTGTGCAAAAATATATTATTAAATCCAGTGGCGGAAGTTTAGAT